GTCGGTCTGCGCGAGCCCTTTGGCCAGCCGTGTAATACCTTGTTCGATCGGCTGGAATGCATCGCCGAAGTTCTTGGCTACCTTAGCGATGCGGGAAAGGTCTTCGACACTTGAGCCGGTTTTTTGCGCGGCATCGTCCAAACTCTCGAGCACATTGATCGAGTCGCGCACGCCCGTGAACGCGGCATTGAGTCCGATAACGGATGTGATCGCCCCGGCCACATTGCCAGCAACGTTTGCGAGAAATTCCTTGGAGCTGCGGCTGGCTTGGTCGAACGTTCCTTGCGCGTTTTTGGCGAACTTGAGCGCGTCCTGGCTGCTGCGATCCAGCCCTTGCGTGTATTCGGCGTAATCAAGCGCGAGCTTGACGACAAGACTTCCTAGTGCCGACATGATTCACGCTCCGCTTCTTCGCGCAGCACGCCGAGTGCTGTCAGTTCCATTAATCGGATATCGTCGAACATAGCTGGTTTCTCTTTTTTCTTGATACCATAGATGCTCATAACAGACTCAACCGATACATAATTAATGCCAAGCCTCGACCCTGCCGGGGATACGATCCACTGTGTCGAGAGCGCCAGAAACAACGTGACGGATTCCCAGTTTTCCGGCCAGACTTCACAATCGCCCTCTTCGTCGCCATCGGTCAACCGGCATTCCATGTCGACAATGACTTCTGCCGGCGCACCGGCTGCGATCAATCCGTCGATGACATTGCGGTCGACCTGTGCTGTTCTTCGGTCGCGGTCACCCGCCCAATGCCGGGCAACCGCTTCTAGTTTTTTTCTCTGGCTTTGACTACCGAGTCCCAAAATGCGATTGATAACCCGCTCACGGCTTCCGGTATTGCCAAAAGCATTTCGAGCGTATCTTCGTTATACGGAACTGGCTCATTGTTTTCGTCGTTAAATTCTTCCCATCCGCAGAGTTTTTTTCGCATAACATCGCGTTGCGGCAATTTTCTCAGCTCGCTCAGCTCGTCGACTGTCGTGCGCTGGAATTTGGCGGTAAATGTGGAATAGTCGTGCCCGCGTTTGTCGTTCGGGGTATGTACTTCGACTTGCGCTGTAAAAATCGGTTTCTTTGTGATTTTGAAGGCCATTTTTATTTCCTTGATAGTTTTAATAACGTTTACTGATTAGCCGAGTGATTATGTGATGGCAATCGTCAGTTCGTCGTTGCCTGCACTCGGCTGGAAGCCGAGACCAAAGTCATACATCGCGACACCGTCTTTGTTATTTCCCTTGATGTCGACGAGCTGCACTTTGGGGCCGCTGACGGTGAATATGTTTCCGGCGACCGATCCGTGGGTCATGGACAGTGCGGCCAGCGTCCCATCTTTCACGGTGGCATGCCATGCTTTGGTTGCTACCGATGTTTGCGGGATCGAGATGCTGCCGGATACCTTGCGATCTGAGATCATGACATCCTCGCGATTAGGCATGTTGCGATAGATAACGCTATTGCCGACATCGATTGAAAACGTGTCGAAAGGCGTCGAGATGCCGTGCAGCGTGAAAGCGGTGGTATTCACTTTGTTGATGGCGACAGGCGCTCGGAACGCCGAAAAATCGGAATCGGTCGGCAACACGGTGTCCGTGGTGGCGGAATACAGCCCGGTCATTTTGAATGATATGACTGGGATGCCGCGCGCATTCAGCGACAGGCTCGCCGTCCCCATGCAGTGCAGCATTTTGTGCAACAGCCCGTCCAGGTAGTGATACATTGAGACAGATTTGAAGCTGGACGATATAGGCTTATAGGTGACGCTGGTCAACGCGACAACCGTCTCACCGAAGCCGCACGCTTTCAGCAGAGCAGCCCACGGCGGCACGGTTCCAGCCGCTGCTGAGCCTGCCAGTTCAATTTCCACGGTGATCTCGCTATGAGCGGATACCTGTACCTTGCCGCTAGACCCCAAATACGGTCTCATATAATTTCGATCCGCAAATTCCGCAACGACGGGTTGCGCATCCGAGATGCGTGCAAGCATTGAGTTGGCCAGCGATGTCGGTACCGCGTCCGTGCCACTGGTTGTTTCCTCTTTTACCGTGAGGACGACGTTTCGCATCAGCTTGTCTGCCATGACTCTTTCTCCTGTTTAGGTTGCTGTTCTGATTCTGAAATTCTGAAAATACGCATACACGCCGGGTAGATCTTCAAATTGCGCGTCACCGCTTTCTTCTTCGGCGATGTATCCGGCGATTGCTTCCATTGCCGTTTGCACGGACGCGGCCAGCGTTTTGAGTTCCGTGCGCGTCTCTGAGAAGGTGGTAACTGTCACGGTGTGCTGCGTGTATCCGCCACCTAGCACCCAACCTGATTCCGGCGTGCTGTCGATCTCGTACACGATGGTCGGGAAAGTCGGTTCCGGTGGCAATTCGACCGCCCACGAGTTCGCCAGCACCGCGTTCAATGCCGTGGTGATGGTGGTTCCGATGGTCATGGGTTATTTGTGTTTGGACAGGTCTTTGTCAAGCCGGTCTTGCATGGCGGTGATGGCTTGTTGCTGTTTGTTTTTTAATGCTTGCGCGATAAATGATCGGCCTGGGATTCTTCTTCCTGCTTGAGCGCTTCGAATTGCTCGCTTCTTCGTGGTTCCACCCCGTAAAGCTTCGCCAGGCCCTCTCGGTATCCAGCCGAATTCCAAGAAGCTCCAGTAGTACGGGTCATCGGCATAGCGAATACGCGCTTTCCTGTATACAAGCTTGCTTTTCTCGCGCGATTTTTTAGTTAAATCGTTCCCATGCCGCACGCCAAGATGATATTGCGCAATGCCTGGCGGCGTTCCTGTTTCTCGCTTGATGGAAATATTGCGAATCAACGCGCCCGATTTTTTAAAACCGTGACCAAGCGCAAGCACCCTGGCTTCTTTCTTCAACTCATTGGCGCCGGATGCGGTCATGCGCAGACTGGTTTTATTTGCCATGTCCTGACGCAGTTCCAGAAATTTGGCCTTGAGGTTTTCAGCGCCGAATATTTTCGTGCTATCTACCATCATTCCCTCCGTTATCGCACGCGATGACTAGATATTCGTTGCTTTCCATATAATTGTTCACGTGCCGGATGTTGTAATACTTGCCGTTGAAACTCACGCGCATTTTGTTGGTTATGCCGTCCAGGTAATAAATCGTGAATTCGGTGCGTGCTTCCAGTCTGTCGCCACCTTTCGCGGTGGCCTGGCGTTCGTTGCCTGATAGGTTATTCACCTTTGCCCACAGATCCGCAGCAAAATCCGCCCACGAGTCAATCATGCCGCCTTCCGCGTCCTTGGTACCGGTGCGGCTTTGGATGGTTATTTGTTTGTTCAGTTGGCCTGCGCCGGGTGCTGGCATGGTTATAGGTTATAAATCCGGTATGCGTGGATCAGGTTGTCGACGTAATCAAGCTTGGATGTGATGTTGCCGACGTTGACCGATTCGCGGTTTTTGAACCAATGTCCGATTTGCAGCAGCATCCATTGCTTAATGGCCTGCGGTACCGCGCCTGCGCTGGCGTATCCAGCAACGTAGCGGATGCGCACGGCGTTGATGCTTCCGGTTTGCAGGTTTGGCCATGTTTTATTCGGCGCAAGGACTACCCGCGCCGCCGATTGCCCGGCGTTATCGAGCACGTATTCTGTGCTCGCCAGCGTTTGCTCCACGCCGTTCACGTCGGTGTATTTGATGCTTGTAATGCTTTGCACCGGCGCGCGGCCTAATATCATTTCATCATCGAAATTATCAGCAGATGATTCCCACGTTTGCCCAAGCAACGCCCTGCCTGTTTCGCGTTCGCACAGATCCCGCGCGGCAACGATCAGCGCCGTGATCAGCGCATCTTCCGCGCTGCTGGTAAAGCGCAGGTGCGCTTTGGCCTCAGACAGCGTGACCGGTTCGGATGCCGGGGCGGTGATTAGTTTTTCAGGCATGCTGCGTTATTGTCCGATCGGATGATTATGCGGATGGCTGTTCAGTGTTCGGGTCGCCGGGGTCAGTATCGGGGTCGGCATCAGGATCGGCATCGGCATCAGGATCAGAATCAGCGGGCGTTTTTTTCTCACTGCATGGATGCTTTTTGATTGTTACATCCAATTCATTCAAGCAATGTTCGACAGCTTCATCGCTCGGGTCGACCGATCCAGCGAGAGAGGCGATCAACTTAGGATCGGATTCGATAACGTCATTCGGTTTGTATTCAATGCCGTCGAGCGTGAAGCCGCCGAGCACTCGGGCGCGCTGCAGTTTCTGTTTGTTCTTTGCCATCGGGATTTCTCCTGTTTCTTTGGGATCAACAAATAAAAAAGGGAGCCGATTGGCTCCCTTCGTTTACTGATTAAAATCGATTATGTTGCGCTGTGCTGATACAGTTTTAGCGCGGCAGTGTCGGCCAAATTACCACCAGCGCGCATCCATGCCAGGAAACCAACCTGACCCTTCTTCGCAAACGCACTGTCATCAAATCGGAATAGCGTGAGCTGCATCACGTCGCGGATCACATATTTTTTAAATTGCCCGAAGGCGATGGATTTTGCGCTCGCAGCAGGGGCTGGCATGTGGTTATTCAGCTCGGTGTCATAGCCCAGCAGTTGATCCGGAGAGCGGTTCGCGATACCGGCATCGTACGACGGCGTCCAGATCGGACGTCCATCGGCATCCTTGATCTTTCTTAGCACTTTCCGCGCCGATTGAGCAAACATGAATTTGAGCGACCCATCGTCATAACCGACATCGACAGAGTCGATAAGATCGACCAGATCGTCATAAATCACGGACAGCGTTTGCCCGGTAGTACCTGTCTTGCCTACAGACGCTGCAGTCACACACCCGTTCGGTTGGCCGGTTCCGGAACCGATAGTGAAACCTTTGTTCATCGTGCGCCCAATCCGGTCGGAGAACCGCTGGTTCACCAGGCCGACAACGTCGATCTGGCTGTCTTGCAATAGTTCGAACGGTATCGTGATGACTTTGCTGCTGGCTTTGAATACATTCATAGCCACAGTGCCGAATGTGATATCCAAATCTGTCGCGGCGGTATTTTCGCCGATCCATTCGCCTTCTTCTGCGGTGCCGTCCGATGTCGGATACGATAATGGATTGCCGGTTCCGGTGCTGATAATGCTGGCAACTTTGCGCATGCCGGAATAATCCTTGATCGTGTCGATCAATTCCTTAGCGATTTCGCTTTGCACGGTATAGCCGCCCTCGGTCGTTGTCGTAGTGCTCATCGTGTTCTGGATTTTCAGACGTTCCTCTGCGCTCAGCGAATGGACGCCTTTGGCGAGCGCTTTTGCGTAGAGCATGCGCCCTTCGTCTTTTGTTTGATCGCCGGTCAGCAGCGGTGCGTCTCTGAAACTGTTTTCGGCACTGGCATCGAGCATTTTCTGCATGCTGGCGATTTGTTTGTCCATGCGTTCCATTTCGTCAGCAAAACCGTCGAAAGTTTTTTGATCTTCCGGACTCCAAAGCTGACTGCCCTTTTCATTGAGCAGGTGGTTGGCTTTCTTCGATACGTCGTTCCTGGCTTCGCGCAGGGTTTGAATGCTGGTTATTGGCATGAATATTTCTCCTGTTTAAAATAAAAAACCCGCGCGAAGCGGGTTACTCTCTCTACTGCTAGATAATCAGCTTCGGCAGGCGTCCAATATTCTCAGCCGCCGCTCAGCCATTGAGCGTTGCTTGTTCCACAGTTCTGTTTGGTTGTTGTTTTCCGTCAGCGCTTTGGGCGCATTATCAAATGCGCTCAGATCCCAAAAATTCTGTGATGATTCCGCCGGTTCTTGCGCAACGTCACCGTCGAATATGTTGTCAACGAATCCCATTTCCAAAGCTTCCTTGGCGTTCATCCAGGTTTCCGCGTCCATCATCGCGGCAATTTCTTCTGCCGATTTTCCGGTTTTTTTGATGTAATCGGAGACGATCGATTGATCGAATTTATCCAACAGATCGGCGATTTCGATAAAGTCATTTTTGTTTCCGAATGCCAGCGTCCATGCGTTGTGGATCATCATGAATCCGCCATCGATCATGCTGATCGATTTTGCCGCCATCGCTACATAAGTGGCCGCGCTGGCTGCGAGTCCGTCGATCTGCGCGTTCACGTTACCGTGCTGGCGAATCGCTGCATACATGGCGCGCCCATCGAATACGTCACCGCCAGGTGAGTTGATGCGGAGCGTCACGGCAACGCCGCGCAATGCATCCAATTCTTTTGCAAGCGCTTCAGCAGACACACCAAAATCCTCATCTATCACTCCATAGAGATAAATAGTTGACGCATCGGATTGATTCTCGACACGCAGCGCTTTTGGCGATTCGCTCCGATTACTCTGCAATAGCTGGATCAGTTTTCTTTGTGCTTTCATTGGTTATTCCTTTGGGTTCATAAAATCTATTTCCTCCGCGATCTTCGCCGACCTTCGGCAAATTCTTGACCGCGCGTACTTCGTCAAGCATCATCCATCCCGGCCCTTGCGATCCGCCAAGCGCTTCACGCAGGTATTTAGCCTCGGATGCCGAATCGCCGCGCAGCAGTCCTTGCAGGTTGTATTCGACAAACCTTTTCCCATCCGGGAATAGTTTGCTGTTGATTTCCTGTTCGATCTTAGTCAGGTAGGCTTGCAGCGTGAATTTCAGGAATCCGAGCGTCATTTGTTCTATGCCGCTGCCCCAGCTTGTCGTTGTGTCGTTTGCGCCGATCATGAAGGGTGGCACGCCGAACGCGCGTGCTATGTCGATGACCTGGTATTTGCGGC